TGTTATATCTTTGTTTATTTGTATTGACATCCTATCGTGTTACGTTTTTAGATAACTTAACATTACCTTCTAATAAACGGGTAACTTCATTTCCTTTTATCAATTCTATATCGTAAAATGCTTCACCAAAATTTAATGCGGATGAAGATGCTGCAGAAATATATACTCCAATTGAACCACTTGCCAATGGAGTTATGAAATTAGAACCACTTAAATTGATTCCCGTATTATCGGACTTTAGTGATGATGATAGTGAAAGAAAGACATCAGATGATTCAACACCCGGTCTGATTTGCATTCGGGCCTGATAACCACTCAAATCAACTGCTGAACCTGATTCATCGTTCCAATTGATTTGAAAATTTGTTGTTGCTCCTTGCTCTATTATAAAAGAGTATTTTCCTGCTGCCATAAGTAATTCGGTTTAATACTCTTATAAATATTAAAATGTTGGAAAGGGGTAAAAATAAAAAAGGAGATAGTGTTAGTATCTCCTTTTAGTATATATTTTGTGAAAGTTATTATGTTAATCTAACCTTAACTGCCCCTGCCGTATGATATAAATTACCAACAGGTACTCCACCAGTTGCAGCTGCTTCATCATTTGCGAAATTTATTAAAGAACCAGAATGTAGTTTTACAGATAATAACGATGCAGTGTATGCCATTATAGCGGCCAATTGAGTACCAGTACTAATTACAGATACAATTCTTGTATTAGTTGAACCACTTACTTCAAATATTGTTGTATTCAAAGATGCGGATACCATTGCTGCTACTGCATCAGTTTCAAATGTAATATCAACTACTTCGTTTAGTGTTGTATTATCATCAATCATTACAGGCTTAGTACCATAATCTCTATTTTCTCTAGCATTAGTATTTGGATATAATGCTTCGTATGCCTGATTTTGATACGATGGTATTGGATTTCCTTTTTGTTGTCCCATTTTATTTTAATTTGTTTTATAAATATAAAAATCTTTGAGAAACCTCTACTTTGCTTTTAAAAATCTACCATTCTCATCTTTCTTCAAATTTCTACTCTTTAACCATACTCTCCTCTCCTCATATAATTTCTCACCTTCTACATCACCATTTCTTTCTTTATACCAATCTAATGTGAAACGACCTTTAGCTTTTGCTTTCATAGCATCCATTGTAGAATCTTTATGCGATTTACCAAACATTGGATTTTTCTCACCTGAAAACTTCTCTCTGTTTATTTCTCTCATCTTCTCCAATCTTTCTGGAAAATTAACATATACGTTCCCACCATCCGAACCATATGTGTTATTATATCCCTTCTTTACCGCATCATAAGCTAATATAAATTCTTCTTCTAACTTTTTTAATAATTGTTCATCATCAGTTTCAATCAATATTTCTTTTGTAAAATTATCCCAACCATACTTTCTAATAGCTCTATATAGTGCATATTGGTATTTTGAACTATACTTTTTTGTTGCTGTACTTTTATGTTCAGTCATTCTACGATTGAAGTCACTTGCTCTACCAATGTAAACTTTCCCCTTTGGTGATACTATTTTATAAATTACCATATAATTCCTCTTTATATATAAATATAGTGAATTCTACCCAAACAACAAAAAAGAGCATAAAAAAGGGAAGAATTTCTTCTTCCCAATTTTATAGAGTATATCTAAGATATTACTTAAAAATCTAGTTATTAACTCAACTTTTATCCTTAGATAGCAGCTAAATCTTTAACATAAATCTTGCCATAATATTCCGGGCGCACCATCTTCTTAGCGTATCTCGTCATCACACCTCTACGCGGTGTGAAATTTTGAGGGTCATACACTAATGGAGTCATAATCAATGGAACATATGGAGCGTAAACAGCACCAGTCTCTAAGAAGTTGTTACCTCTATAACCCATCAAGATTTCGTTAGAAGTCATGTAAGGGTTTTTGTAAACTGTGTATCTATTGCTCATAGAACCGATTGCAGTAACACCAGCTGCAAATTGCATTGCATCTTTATCAGCGTTAACTGTGAATCCAGGAATTGATTCTAAAATAGTACAAACATCAGGAGATGCTACTACGAAGTTAGCTCCACCTCTAAGTGTCAATTGATGAATCTTATTAGAAACTTTGTTCAATTTGATACCTAAAGTTTGAAACCATGCATTCTTTGTGTATGCGTTAGAAGCACCACCAATGTTACCCCAAGCCGTATGGTTTGTTGCGCCATTGTTTAAGTATTCTTCACCTACAGTTGTAGACCAATACTCAGTTGTTAAAGCGTTTGATTTTAACATATCTAAGATTTCTAAATCAATCTCTAAAGAGATATAATCAGATAACATAGAAGTTAATTCAGCTTCAGCATCAATTGAATGGTATGCATTCAAATCTTGTGCTAATTCAGGAGTCCATACAGCTTTCAACTTACGAGTCTTAGCTACGATAGCCTCTGATTTTAATTCTAAATCAATTTCAGGAATATCCAATGCAGTTGTTGTGTTACCAGCAGCATTTGCAGTTGAATCTTCAAAATCTCCTCTATCATAAGATACAGGAACTTCAGAATAATTGATAGTAGCAGAAGGTCCACCTACTGCTGTTGCACCAGTTCCAATAGTAGAACCAGAAACAAACAATACTACTTGTCCGCTAGTTGCGTTGTAGTAGTTGAATTGGTTAAGGTTACTAAATAAACCACCACCAGCTGCAGTTACTTGAATAGTACGAGCTGCGTTAGTATCTAAAGTAGAAGCGATTGCAGATGCAGATACGCTAAATTTAAATACTTTACCAGCTGCTACAGAAGCAGATAATGCAGAATCAAATCCAATTTCTGACCAGTTTGCAGATGCAGAAGTGATTTGTCCAGATGTAGGAGTTGTTGCAACAGTTGCAGTTGCATCGTTTACAGAGTATCCGTAACGGCCTTCACCATAAAGACCACCTTCAGCTGCGTTAGTTCTACCGAAGTTAGTAGCTGAACCAGTTACGTTAGTACCACCAAAAAGTGATTTAGCTCCGTACACATTGTTTTGTTGGTTAGTTGAACCATATTTGAAGTCTAAGAAGAAGATAAGACCTGAAGGTAAATTCATAGGTTGTACACTTACGAATTCCTTAGATGCGATTTCTCCGAAGATTCTTCTTACTAAAGGTAAAGCAACACCAGACCATTCTTCTGATCCTGATGATGTACCTGTTTGAGTTGCCTCATCCAACAATTGCTTAGCTTGGTTCTCTAATAGAACAGCCATAGAGTGTTGGTCTCTTTCTTTCATACCTTCTAGAAGACCTGTTTTTTCCCATTTGCTTTTCAATTGACGTGTTTCAGCCAACATTACTGCTTGTGGGTTCTTGCCTTCCATAAGTTTGCTTAAATCAAAATTTGCCATTTTTATTTATTTTTTTTATGGATTATTATTTTATGATACCAGCTAATTGCTTAAAGCGATTTGCTAATTCATTACTTTCTGCGATGATTTCTTTTTTAGGAGCTGTTGAAGCTTGAGCTTTAGAAGCAATACCTTCGGTAATGTTCTTTTTAACTTGAGCTACTTTTCTTTCAGTTCCTGTGAATTTCATTGATTCAGAAAGTGTTGCGTAAACTAATTTAACTTCTCTTACGTTAGAAGTTCTGTCTAAATTTTCTACAACTTTAACTTTTTGTTCGTTAGTTAGGTTATAACTTCTGAACAATTTGTTTGTGTAAAGTAATTTAGCGTTTAAAAGGTTTACTTCGTTGATTGTACCTTTCAAAGATTTGATTACTGCTAATGCTTCTTCTAATTCAGCTTGTAGGTTTGCTACTTCAGCTTTCATTTCAGTTGCATCATCAGCTTTTTCTTCTTCAGCTTCATCTTCTCCGTATCCCATTTCTCTTAGAATCTCGTCTAAGTCAATTTCATCATCAGCCATAGCTGGGTCTTCACCCTCTACTGCTGGTGCTTCAGTTGGTTCAGCTGCTACTGGTTCTTCAACCGGTGCTTCCTCACCTTCCATAGCTGGTGCTTCAGCAGGAATTTCTTCCTCACTTTCTTCACCTGCGATTTGTGCTTCTAACTCTCTGATGATAGATTCTAAATCTAACTCATCTTCGTCAGTTGCATCCATGTCCATTTCTGGAGCCATGTCTTCACCTTCAAAAGCTGCTGGTTCTTCTGCAGGAATTTCTTCTTCTGCACCGAACTCATCTTCGCCTTCAGTAAGGTCTTTAACTTTAGTTTCTTCACCTTCACTACCTGGCTCACCAGATTGTTTAGAGATTCCACTTAGGTCAGTTTGTGCTGAATTTGCTTTATCTGCAGGTTGTTTGTTATCACCTTTAGCTATTTCACTTGAAGTATCATTATCTTCATTTACTGCATCTTCCGTATCTTCTTCATCACCTTCCATTTCGGCTTGTAATTTTTGAGATAAGATAGATTGTAAACGAGGAGTAAATGCTTCTTCTAGTGCGATTTTAGCATTAGCGATAGCAGTTTCACGTACAGCTTTAGCATCAGCAATTGCTTCTTTCAACAATTTTGAACTTGCCATTTGTTTTCCTTATTTATCGGATTTCTGAAGTCATTAAATTTGTGGACTTCAATGTATGTTTTTGATTGGCGTTTTGGTCACTTCTCATAGAACGAGAGTATTCATTTACCAATAGAAAAACCTAAATTAATAGGTTATTATTAAGAATAAATATATAAAATTTTACAAAACGTAAAAAAACTATACTTTTCTTTAGAATTTATTTATTTGGAACACAGTTAGGAACTTGCTTACCACCCTTATCTTTCATGCCAACTTGCTTATATCCTTTCCAACAAGGGCCATCTTCTTTTACCAATGATTCGTTTGCAGCTGCTTGGTAATCTTTTAACCATTTTTTATAATAGTTAATTAAATCTAAGTTTAGTGCTATTGATTTTTTAATATTTTCTTTTTTGGTGCTTGGTAAACTTTTATTATCTTTAAGTTGTTGTACTAATAGTTTAATAGTTTCTTCCAAGTTTTTAATCAACATTTCCAATCTCTTTGTTTCGGAATCTTCGTTTATAGTACCTTCTCCAAACATACCTACAAAATTACCTTGATATTTGTTACCAGGTTTTCCACTTAATGCTGTTGCGAAGTCCATTCTATCTTTTAACTTTCCTTTAGATATAAAGTTAAAAAGCTTTTTAGCGTTCAAATTAAAATCATCTATAAATTTTTGTACTGCAATTGCACGAGTACCAGTAAATCCAGCAATTCCCATTGCTTCTCTACCAGCTCCTTCATTTACCGATTCATTTGTTCCGTATTCGTGATAGTTAGATGATGCTTGAGAAATGAAGTTTTCTGCATTTGTAATATGGTCTTGAATCCAAGCAGGAATATCCTTTTCGTTTTCTCCCATCTTAGATTTCAATTCAGTAGCCATCTTAATAATAGTATCTAATGAATTGTTTGCCATAGAAACTTCGTGGTCTTCACCTTCTCCTTCTTTAATGAATGCGTTTGCGAATGGATTTGAAATTACTTTACCCATTTCAAATTTACCAAATGCTTTTTGAGATACTAAACCACCTAAACGAATCATAATTATTTCTTTTTACCTAATCTTTCTTTCATTGTATCCACAGGGATATCAGCGATTTCATAATAACGATTTAGGATGTGACCCATATCTTCATATAAAGAATGTAATCTTTCATCCATTGATTTTGCTTCAACAGCGAACTTATCAAATGATTTACCTAATTTGTCTAATTCAGTCATATTTCTTTTTACAGTCACATTATCAAACCAGTCACCACTTTCTCTTAATGTCATTTCCTTTGCAGCCTCAACGATAGCACCTAAAGTATTTGCAACTTCAGTCAAATCAGATTGTCTTCTCATTTGGTCTTGAAAAGTATTGTAAGTAGAAATAATTTCTAAGAAGTGTTTTTTAACTTCCGGAGATAATTTTCTGTCACCATCTTCTAAACTTTCAGCTATGCTGAATTTGCCATTAACTATCTTTACTTCTTTCAAGTTAGTTTTACGGATATCATTGTATGCCTTAGCTACAGTAGTTCCTTTATTGCCATCAACTTTTAAGGTTATCTTATTGTTGTGTACGAAATCGTATATATCAAAATTCTTTGCCATTCTTATGCTATTTCAGTTATTATTTCTCTCATTAAGTCTTGTGCTTTACAGAAGTCTCCGCAAACATCAGTTCCAATTTGTTGTAAACCTTTATTAACCGATTCGTTTACAGGTACCATAAATGCACCATGTGTAGATGGGTTAGATACGAAATCCCAACCTATCAATTCAAAATCTTCTTGTACCTCTACTTTGTTTCCAGATAAGTTACGAGTAGAACCCATACCTCTTGATGAAATACCTAATAGGATACCAGCTTTCAATAATTCTTTTAAGATATTACCAGATGGAGTAGATAGAACTTCAACAGTTCCACATAAATCATCACCGTCCCAATGAATCTCTCTAATATTGTGAGAAACATTCTTTAAGTTAATTACAGTAGAATCCGGATGGTCTAATTCACCTAATGCTCTACGCTCTTTGATGAATACCTCATATTTCTTAGCTTCTCTCATTAGGATTTCTTTCGGATAAATTCTTCCGTTTTGATTTTCAGCACCAGCTCTTTGTAGAATACCTTTAACAATGGTTCTTCCACCTTCATCTTCTTGTACCTTTCCCTCAAATAATTTTGTTTCTATTAAAAGATTCTTCATTCTTATTTTAATTCTTAGTGTTTAAGTAAATCATTTATTACTTTATCGTATAATCTACTACTATTTGTATTACCAGCTCCTGTAAATCCTTTTTCTTTTTGTAGATAAGCAGTAACTTTATTTCTTAAAAGCTTTTCAACATCATCATTTTGAATTATTTTTTTGATAGCCGCTTTAATATCATCTAATTCAGGAAATTCATTTCCGTCAGTATCTCTTGCTTCGGTTACTGATTCCATTTTGCTTCTAATCTTATTAGCAATAGTACCTAATTGAGATTTATCAACACCTAAGCTATCAACTACCTGTGCAACTAATTGTAATTTTTGTACATTGTTTAATTTAGCATCTTTAATTTTATCAATTGCCTGTGCTAATTTCATTTTAACAGCAGATGGTATAGTAGCTTTTGGTAATTCAGTAGATATAGATTCTACTTTGTATTCCTCTCCATCAACTTCAAACTCATCATCACCCTCTTGCTTTGCTTTAGAAACAGCTGCTCCAAAAGCATTACCTTCATTCTTTTCACCCTTACCATTCCAAGCAGAATCAATTTTATTAAAGAAAGCTTTCTTTTCTTCATCTGACATTGCATTTATATCTTTACCTGCTTTATCTAAAGCTTTTTG